GCCGTATGAACATTAGATAACATAATCCCAACGATTGCATCATACGTATCAAAATTACTTCCATCAGGAATATCTTGAGCTACGACCCCTACGTTATTTAAAGTATATCTGCGAAAATTTTGTGCCATAATTTATTTCCTTATAATGCGATTGCAACGGCAATCGCGAATCCTTTACTTGCTAATGCAGGAACGGTATCTCCACTTGCATCTAAATAAACAGCTTTACTTGCAGGCAACGTACAGAATACATCTTTTGTACCTGCACTAAAAACTACCGCTGCATCACCATTAGAACTTGAAAGAATAGTATCTCTCGAAAGAGTATCGGGTGTTGCATCCGTTACCGTTCCAATCCCAACTTCCCATTCAGTGGTGCCTTGATTAAAAATGGTATAGTAAGTTGTATTACCAGTCGCTATACCAGCAACAAAACTTTCAAAGCCTGTTGCAGCTCCTGCTAAATCAATTGTACCCGTACCTGTAGAAGTACTGGTTTCTTTTACTCTGTCATTTAGTACCAAAGCCATTTTATTTTCCTTACGCCATACTTATGATAGCATCTGCCGGTGTAGCTGGATTAGGGAAAGAAATTTTAAATGTACCATTAGTACAACTTTTACTTCCACTAAAATCTAAAACCACACATAATTTGTCTCCTTGAGTATCATTATAAATTGCTCCATACGCTGCAGTAATTGTAGCGGATGTCCATTCAGTATCTGAAAAATCACAAGATGCAACGGCTGTTGAATAAGCCACTGCATTACCTGTTAAAGTATTTCCAGTAGTAGTATAATTAGTACCTCCAGCCGAACTTACTTCATTAGTTGCCGAATAAACTGTACTAGCCGTATTATAAGGATTAGCAGTGTAAAGTGCGAATTTAAAACTATCTCCTCCAGATGCAAAATTATGCGTTCCAGTGAATAACTCTCCACGGAATGCAAAAGGTATTATATTTGCCATTTATTTGTCTCCTTCATAATTAATAACTCGATGGGGATTTTGAGATTAGTTGAGCGCGAATGACTCCATCGCCGTATTCGCTTCTGCGTCTTTGACCGATTTGCTCGATCGCGTACGATTCTAAAGCTTCTTTATAAGCCGCTTTGTAGTATTGTAGCATATCCTGCGGACCTTTCAAGTATCCATATGTATTTACCAGACATGCGTACAAAAGTAAATCAGGATATTTATTAGATACATAAGTTCCCGTTGTCGATTTGGTAGAATCGGTAAGACTAAGAGGCTCTTTATTAAAAGCCATAGTAATTTCATAGGCCGTATCTGGAGTTGGAGCAATTACCCAACAAGTTTCATTCCAATTAGCCCAATATTTAGGAAGAGAAGTTGATGCAGTAGAAGGCGTATTGTAAAATTCCGCCATAAAGCTGACATCCCTTTGTTCTAAAAAAACTTGAACATTAGGGGTTACATTATCATTTAATAATTGAACATATCTAATAACTCGACAATTATCTGGAACACTTACATATCTATTGCCTACTATACAGTTTGAAGTAGCATAAAATCTTTCATCATCCATATCGACTGCTCTAAAAATCGTATGTTCAGCATTTTTAATAAGTCGTTCTAAAATAGAATCACTTAAAACTGTACTTCCAACTTCAGTATAGTTTCTAATATCGGTTTGTAAATTTGCTAAAGTATATGTTGCCATTATCCGTTTACCACACTTAAAGTTACTGGTCCCGCCGAATTATTAGAACCGCCTCCATTAATACTACCATTTGTTGCTGTACTTGTACTTGTAAAATAAAAATAATTTTCTGGTTCACCTAAAGTACCTGCTGCGGTAGTAACACTACCGTCTGAATTTTTCTTTCCAACTGTAATGGTAAATCCAGATGCTCTACTAATATCACTTACATTATCAAATGTAGGGATTGTTGCAAATTGTTGTTTATTATAACCGTCCGCTCCTCCAGAACCTGTTAAAGTAACAACAGGTGCACCTCTTAATCTGACAGTATCTCCCGTAGATCGTTGATGATCAATAGAATAAACATTTACAAAAGTCGTTCCTCCATATTTTATAGTTTCAAAAGGATTATTAGTTAACATAATTAAACTAGCTACAGAAGCAGGTTGTGGTCTTGCATTTCTTAATGTTTGTGGATCCCCACCATGGAATCGTGGATCTAATTGTGGTTGTTTAGGTTCATATTCAGAATAATGAACTAAAAATCCATTCCATTCTTTTACCATTTCTCTATAAGGGAATGCCATTCCTGATCGATCAGAAATAGCCCATGATTGTTTACCTCTAGAAAAAACTCCTGACATTATACTCCATCTCCATAAAAGGTTTGTGGGGTGATATAAGTTGATGTTTGTTCTCCATCTTCATCTAAAGCTCTTAATAATTCATCTTCATAAAGTAATTTTAAATCATTAGTTCGCTCTGGTGAATATTTAATACTTAAATAATAAGCTAAGCCTGAAATTAAAGCAGGATAAAATCTAAAGATGGTATCTGAAGTATTTGTATAATCTCCTACATCTTCTAATTTTGCCATGTAATAAAAATTTACTGAAAAATTGGCTCCAGAAAAACTTGAACTGGGTGTTGTATATAAAAATATATTGGGAGAAGCTGTTATCGTTCCAGCTGTATTTCTTATATAAGCTTGTCTTTGAACATAATACTGTGAGGGAGTCCCTTTAGATAATTTATTAGGTAAAGCTGAATACGTTGATCTACCTATTTTATCTATAGCTGTGTCTACGGGAGCTGTTGCTGTTGTATTATTTCTCACATAAGCTTCTAATACATCACTTATGTCGGTAGGAAAATTAGTATTATCATTGGCATAATTATATTCTGCTTGGCCCTCAACTAAAGGAACACTAGCTAATTTAATTTTCCAAAGATGAATTCCTCTATTGCCCCATTCAGACAATAAAATATTTAGTGAACGCCTTGCACTTCTTAATTGATAACCTGTTCGAGTGCCGCGTACATTTGTTCTTTCATACGCTTCTTCAATTATCTCATCAATCGAAGGGTTAAAGGCTGTAGTTCCCGAAGTAGCCATTTATCCTCCTTATGCGCCAGTAATTGTTACGGTTACGCTTCCGCCTGCTCCAGCCAAATTGTAAACAATTCCATTTTTAAATAAAATACCAGAACCAGGAACGTAAAGTTGTATTCCCTCAGTATTATAATTATAGGTAGCTTTTGCAGTACCAGGTGATGATGCATCCGCAGAATCATACAATATAATTGTAGCTCCTGCTATACCTTCACCTTGAATAGATGTAACTCTACATCTACCTGTCCGTGCAAGAGTATCTGCTCCTACAGTTACCATGTTGATGGTCGTTTGGTCACTTGTAAATGATCCGCCGCCTGCCATAATTTATCTCCTTATTAATTGTTTGTGAGCTCCCGAAAGAGCTCACTAATTATTTATTACGCAAGATTATTATTCTGTATATATTCTACAGTTATAATCCCACGGCCAGACGTACCAACTCCAGATGAAATTACATAAAGTGTAACATCAGAAGTTCCAACATCAGTCCAAGCATCCATATCTGTAATTGTACCACTCGTTCCAAGTTTTATTACATCTGCTGCTGTTCCAACAGCTAAAGCAGAAAACAATTCAGTTGAAGTTGAACTTGTTCCCATACTCATATTAGCTGCAGCTGGTGCAGTAGTAATATACAAAGTGATAGATGTGATTTGACTATTGGCAGGAATAATCATTCCTGTACTTGCAGCTGTTGCTGCTGTCTGAGTCCAAGCTGCCGATTGTGCCATTGTGACAAAACCTGCATTTGCGCTTGCACCTTCTCTTACTGATCCGGCTTTAATTGGTCCGGAAAATGTAGTTGTGCCCATATTATCCTCCTAGTTTATAAGATCTAGCCTCTAGGCCGTCGACTATACTCGTCTAGATCTATTAATAAAATGTATAGTACTTAAAATATATATGAAATTTGCGTAGAGCGCAAGGTATCCCTGGGTAAATGTATGATTTTTGATAACGCTTAAGTGGCTATCGAAACTTCAGGCTTGGCGTCTATAATTTTAGTTTGGAGCGTCTGTTCTTCAAATTCTTTGGCAATGATCTCTTTAATAATTTCTTGAATTTTTTTATTAATTTCAATCATCCTGATATTATGCTTCCCTTCTTTCAGGTGCTCCTGTTGCCACTCTAGTTCCAAGTACTTCTTCGTATTGTATAGGTCTTGGGTCATCATTAACCTCCTCGTAGGTAATGCGCTTAACTCGGGGATCTAAAGTCTTCTCTCCGAGATAGTCCCATTTTACACGCTTTTCTCCCAGCTTGTCAAGGACTGATTTTTCAATGGATTCAGCACTATCTTCAGCTAAAACTTCAAATTTAGCGTGATAATTAAAAGCCCATATTTGTACGAGGAATTTCTTCATTATTACACCTTGCATAAAAAAAGGGGCGGAATTGTGTTCCGCCCCTAATTAATTATTTATTATATGTCTGATCCGAAGGCACCTCTAGGGTCAGAGAATCCGAAAACGTATCTCTCTCTAGCTTTGTACCTTACATTACCAGTATCGAAATCACCTTCCATTGAAGTTTTCAATGGAGCTCTAGTGAAATGTTTCAATCCGTTAGGAACATCAGTTTTAATGAACCATTTCGCTGTGTCAGTTAAGTAGTGATTAACTACATAACCTTCAGGAATCGCACCCATATTATTGATTGCGTTGATGTCATTATCTGCTGTTCCAGTTCTACCTTTAGACTTCATCAGTCTTTCAGCAGTAAATTGTAGCGCAGAAGGAATTACTAATTTCATTCCTCTAGCTGCAATTTTAAGACCTCTTTCATCAGTGAACGCAGCA